GGGGGGGGGGGGGGGGGGGGGGGGGGGGGGGGGCCCCGCCGGGGGAGGGGGGAGGGGGGCCCCTGTAACTGACCCTTCCGCTGGGACTCAGGCGGCGAATTCCTCCCAATTACTCCGAATCGATTTGAATCAGGAGGGTGACGGATTCGGATATGCCGGGTCGGGTCGGGACGGTAAAGCCGATAAGAACCTAACCACTTCAGAATCGAAACGCCCTCGTCATCGCCGAGCTCGACCCCGCCGAACCAGGAGGTAAGCGTGAAAGCACAAGACTATTTGATGCTCAATGCACGAACCATGACTGAAGCTCAATTCCAATCAGCAATCATCACCCTGGCAACCCGCCTGGGATGGATGCACTACCACACCCATGACTCCCGTCGGTCGCCGGCTGGTTTTCCTGACCTGGTACTCGTCCATCCCATCAAGAGGCGAACCATCTTCAGAGAATTGAAGGCGATGAAGGGGCGAGTCTCAGCTGCACAAGTCCAGTGGCTAGACGCGCTCGCTTCAGCTGGCCAGGACGCTGGAGTGTGGAGACCTGACATGTGGGCCGCAATTGTGAAGGAGCTGAGTCAATGACTGAGCAAGATGCCGCTGAGATGCGCCGCCGGGTGCGAGCCATCCTGAATGTCCTAGCCTTTGCCCACGTTCGAGCTGAGGACATGGGAGCATCAGCTGAGGTGCTCGAAGATGCTCCGCTGGAGATGGCTCTGCTAGATCAGCTTCGTGATGCTGTGGTTGAGCAGGGTGCGGAGCATGGGAGGGGTCCGTCGTCCTCTGGCTCGCGCTCGCCCTTGGATGTTGCGGCGTTGGATTTGTGGACTGCGGTTGGTCGGTCTGCTGCGGAGACTGCGACAGCTGTGGGCGTGCCGGCAGGGAAGTCCCCATCTGAAACCATGCGTGCTGTGGTTCCTCATCTGGTCCATGCCAGCCTTCCAGTCTTGGTTTGGATTGGTGAGGAGTGGAGCGAGTGGGTCTCAAAGATTCAGGAGTACCTGCAACCCGTTCGCCGTACACCGATAGACCGCGTGTGCCCTGTCTGCCACCAGAAGCTCCGAATCTGTCGAGATGAATTCGGGGCGACGGTACAGAAGCCGTGTCTGGTTGCTGTCTGGGACGTTGAGGGGGAGCAGGTTCAGCGCGTCGAGTGTTCGGCTTGCTCTGCGATTTGGCCGAGGGCCTTCCTGTGGAATCTGCTGTCTGCCGATGAGGAGGAGGAGACGCTGGTTAGGCTGTCCTCTGGTGTGTAACTGGGGTGGTTGCATAAGGGGGGATGATGACGCTAGACTATCCCGCTTACCACTGGTGTGTCCTCTGCCTAGCAGGGGGGGGTGGTAATGATGCGGGAGACATGTTCAATCGTGTCGGATTCTTCCTCTGGTGGGGGAGGAAGGAAGGCAATAGCCTCCCCCACCAGGTACCAGCCCGCAAGCTACAAATGAATAGTGGAAGAAGGAGGAAGCAATGGCGACCAGCCGCACCGGCACCGCTCGCTGGAAGACCCTCCGGAAGAAGGAACTCGCCGCAGCGTTCGAGCGTGGCGACATGCGCTGTCCTATTTGTTTCGTCGCCTACGACTGGCACCGGAGCAAGCAGCCGAACTCACCTGAGCTTGACCACGTGACAGCTCACGCTGAAGGTGGCAAAGATGTAGCGGAAAACGTTCGCGTCATCTGCCGCCAATGCAACCAGAGATTGGGCGGAAAGCTTGGAGGCAAACGCTCTCAAGCTCGCAAGACGATTAGAATCGCTGAACCGATTCGACCGAAAACAACGCTGATCCTTTAGCCCCAACCATCCACCCCAGCCGGTGACCTTTCACCGCTATACGGGGGACATCATCAACCGGGGCAAACCACCTGAAGCAAACAGGACCAGGGGGGTACCCCCTCCCCCGGAGGGTGAGTTCGCGCCCTCCGGCGATAGCGATATATCCACAGTAAATTTCCACATAATACGGGTTCGACAAGGAGTGATACCTTGAGTAAAGGCAAGCCTAAGCAGCTCGAACCTATCGATTTTGAGGGAGCCACCCAAGAGGAAGGCTCCCTTTCTCATGCCACCGCAAACGGCACCCGCCTCGACAGGCTCCGTGCCCTGCGCAGCAAACTCGCCGCGCATATCGACAACCCAAACACACTGGCCCGTGACCTAGCCGCGCTCGCACGCCGATTCCAGGACCTCGACAAGGACATCGAGGAACTCGAACAGCTAGAGCAGCAGTACGGGGCAGAGATTGAAGGAGAGCACCATCATGCCGAAGATGCCCCCTTCGACCCGTCCACTCTCTGAGGTCGCCGCACAGCTCAAGATACCTGCTGGAATTGTGGCGACCGGTTGGCCGTCCATTGCTCGGCAGCTAATCAAGATGTCCTACCCACTCGATAGCTGGCAGGTGGATATTGGCCGCCTGGTTTTCGCGAAGCGCAAGGACGGGTTCTATGCCGCCGGCGTGGGTGGCGCCGCGCTGAGTCTACCTCGACAGGTCGGCAAGACCCACATGATTGCTGGCTTTATCTTCGCCGCCTGCATTGCTTCCCCGAATACGCTCGTCCTCTGGTCGGCGCATCGCGCTCGCACCCACAACGAAACTTTTCAGTCTATGCAGGGCATTGCGGCTCGCCCGGCGGTTGCCCCGTTCATCTCCCATGTCCGCCGCGGTGCCGGCCAGGAGGCCGTAGAGTTCGCGAATGGTTCACGAATTCTCTTCGGCGCTCGTGAAAGCGGCTTTGGTCGTGGTTTCGCAAAAGTGGACGTCATTGTGCTTGATGAGGCGCAGATTCTCACCGAGAAAGCGCTTGACGACATGCTCCCTGCGACCAATGCGGCACCGAACGGATTGGTGCTGATGATGGGTACGCCGCCGAAGCCCAGCGACCCGAGCGAGGTGTTCACCCGTCACCGCGCCGAGTCGCTCGCCGGGGACCGCGACAAGCTCTATATCGAGTGCGCAGCCGACCCCGGAGCCCGAGCCGACGATAAGAAGCAATGGGCTAAAGCCAACCCGTCATTCCCGACCCGAGTCAGCGCCGTCGCAATCGAACGTATGCGCAAGAACCTCACTCCCGATTCATTCAGGCGTGAGGCGCTCGGAATCTGGGACGAAGCCACAGCAACCCAGTCAGCCTTCACCTCTGAAGCTTGGCACGCATGCGAGGGCGAAGCCCCCAAGGAAGGCCGCACCGTGTTCGGTGTGCGATTCTCTCCTGACGGTATGGAGGTTGCGCTCGCTGTCGCTCGCCGCCCGGATACCGGCGGCCCAATCTTCATCGAAGGCCTGCGATCTGAACCTCTGTCCAATGGCACCGGCTGGCTCGTAGACTTCCTCGCCGCGCATGCCTCCCGCGCTGCCCAGATTGTTATCGACGGCAAGGCGGGTATCGGCTACCTTACGAACGCGCTCCGTGAAGCAGGCGTGAAATCCAAGACGCTCATCTGGCAACCATCACTGGACCAGGTCATTGTTGCTCACGCAACGGTAGAGCAGGCAATCATCGGCAAGGACCTCGCTCACAGCAACCAACCTGAACTGACTCAGCAGGTGCTCTCCTGTACCCGCCGAAAGATTGGCAACCGAGGAGGTTTCGGTTGGCAGGCTGCAGAGGGAGGTAGCGTCACGATGTTTGAAGCTGCCACGCTGGCTTACTGGGGCGCACGCGTAACCAAACGCAACCCCGCACGGAAACAAAGGATTAGCGTATGAGTGACTTCTTCCCTATCCCCGCCGATGGTGGGGATATTTTTACGCCCACCGAGTTGGCGCAGCTACGGCTCATGCGAGACCAGCTACAGGCCAAGCGCGCCAGGAACCGGGTGCGACAGAACTATTACGACCAGCGTGTAGGACTCAAAGATCTGGGCATCTCCATTCCTCCGCAGTTGCGGAATATCGATTCGGTGCTCGGGTGGCCTGCCAAGACCGTGGATGTGCTTGCTGACCGTATCCGATTTGAGAAGTTCATCTCGACTCAGGAGAGCAATACCGACCCGTTTGGTTTGAATGAGTTGGTGGCGCAGAACGATTTTCAGGAGGTGTTCGCCCAGGCGGCATCCTCCGCTCTGATTAATTCGTGCGCGTTCATCACGGTCACTCAGGGCGATACTGAGGCAGGCGAGCCGGAGGTTCTTTGGCTGCCACGTAGCGCTCACTGGGCTACTGGGCTGTGGGATCAGCGCAAGCGCTCGCTCGCCGCCGGGTTGTCTGTGACTCGTACGGATACGGACGAGTTTGGGGACGTGACGGTGCGCGAGGTAACCGTGTACCTGCCGGATAAGACGGTGGTGCTCGGGTTCCCTGCGGCTGGTGAGCGTGCTGAGGCTACCGCTGTTGTGCTGCCGAACCCCGTGGGGCGTCCTTTGATGGTTGCTCTGGTGGTGGGGGCTGACCTGCGCCGCCCGTTTGGGCGCTCGCGGATTACGCGGGCGGTCATGTCGCTCACGGATTCGGCTGTGCGTACGATTGTGCGTTCCGAGGTTGCGGCGGAGTTCTTCTCGACGCCGCAGCGCGCTATTTTGGGCGCGGACCCGGAGGCGTTGGAAGCGTCGAAGTGGGACGCAGTCATGTCGAAAATGCTCGCGATTAGTAGGGATGAGAACGGTGAGCTGCCGCAGATTCAGCAGTTCTCACAGATGTCGATGCAACCGCACACTGAGCAATTGCGACAGTGGGCGGCGTTGCTGGCGGCAGAGTCGTCTATCCCGTTGGATGAGCTTGGTTTTCCCTCTGATAACCCTTCGAGTGATTCAGCGATTCAGTCGCAGCGCGACCCGTTGCGGCTGGCGGCGGAGCGCTGCATCAGGGGGTTCCAGTCTGCGTTGCGTCAGGTTGCTGTGCTGACGGTAGCTTTGCGGCATGGGTGGGAGACCGCCCAGGAGGCAACAAATGTACAGGCACACTTCGCACCGACGGTGCAGGTATCGGATGCAGCTGCGGCAGATGCTGTGCTGAAGCAGGTGCAGGTCATGCCGTGGCTCCCCGGGCGCCGGGGGGGTCGCGACGCGCTGCGAGA